AATTATATTGACATCTGTTATTTTTAGTGTATAGTATAGATTATGCCTAACACAACTAATCGTAAGGTTTTTCTTAAGCACCGTAGACGTAAGCGAAATGCAACTCGTAAGCGTCAAGAGATGATTGCTCAGAACGCAAAGAAGAAGACTCGTGAAAAGTTGCTCAAGCTAAATCGTCTACCCAAGATTGCGTATATTGATGGCCTATAATTATATTTGAACTTTATATTATATAAAAGCTTTCTGAAGGTGCTTCAACTTCAGCGTTGTCTGTGATTAAGGTCTAACAGAATCGTACCAATAACCTTCAAAAATCTCGCGTAATGCGAGATTTTTTGTTTAATTATTTGACATGTGTATTTTTTAGTGTATATTAACGGTGTGAATCAAGCCTCCTTAGCTCAGTTGGTAGAGCAAGAAACTTTTAATTTCAAGGTCGTAGGTTCGAGCCCTACAGGAGGCACTTTTGGGACGGTAGACCAACGGCAGAGTCAGAAGACTTAAAATTTTCGTAGTGTGGGTTCGAATCCCACCCGTCCTACTAGCGTAACTCATTCATACAGGACAGTGGATGAGCACAACATGAGATGTCCTAAAAAATTCTATAGAAAGGTTTACATTATGCGTACAATTACTAAGCAAAACAAGGTAATTAACTACCTCAGTAAGCGTGGTCGTACTCTCACTGCAGGCGAGGCTCGTGCTCGTTTCGGTGTGCGTAACCTCCGTGCTACGATTAGCGATATTCGCAACATCGTTGAGGAGTACGGCAACTGGCGTATTGAGACTCGTACCAGCCGAACTGGTCTGACTCAATACATGATGCGTGACACGCATCCTGGTCGTCGTGTGTACCGTTTCCGTGCAGACGGAACTCGTTACAAGGCTCGCTAAAATCTGATTCCGTGAAAGGGTTTGTCTGGGAAATCTGTCCTTCTAAGAAGGACAGATTTTCTTTTATCTGGCCGTTTTAAAAGGACAGATTTTTGGTATAAATAAATTGTGTGTTAATTCTTGCACTTCTTAATAAAGGAGATATAATATGAATACTATGGAAAACACTCAAACTCTAATTATGCGTATGAAGACAGGTGAAGATGTTCTTTGCCGTGCTACTAAGACTCAGACTGGATGGAATCTCAAGGATCCTATGGCCCTTATTCCTACTCCAGATGGTCGTCTTGCTTTCGTTGGTTGGATGCCTTTTGCTCAAACAAAGAATGGAATTGATGTTCCTGCAGATTTTGTTTGGCTAACTTTACAACCAATGGACGAGATTGAAACTCAATATATGTCGTTTAAATCTGGTCTAGCAACTCCTGGTCCTAAGAAGGTTGTTGCTCCAGAAGGTTTGAAGCTCGTAGGGGCTGAGTAATAATCAGCTAACTCGGGTATCGGCACAGTCTTCTAAACTGTTGTACCGTAACTGGATTAATGTGGGTTCGATCCCCACCCCGAGTGTTTATCTAAAATGTCTTAGATTATAAATATCTAAGTCATGAAAAAACAATGTATCAAATGTAAAAAAATAAAAGATAAATCATCTTTTTATAAAAGACCAGATAGAAAAAACAACAAAGAACATTCTTATTGTAAAGATTGTTTTAATGATTATTGTCAAGAAAGATGGAAAAATAAAAGAATAAAAGCTCTTCAATATAAGGGTGGAAAATGTATAGATTGTGGATATAATGAATGCCGAGCCGCTTTAGAATTTCACCATTTAAATCCAGAAGAAAAGGAATTTAATTGGCATAAAATGCGGCTAAAAAGTGAAAAAATAATTAATAAAGAATTAGATAAGTGCGTTTTAGTTTGTGCAAACTGTCATAGAAAAAGACATTATGGAGAATCACATGAAAACACCAGAATATAAACCAGGACTAGGTTACACTCACGGCTATGAAGCACGCAATGAAGGTAAAGAAATGCCTTCATCGTTTGAAAGTGGTCCTTATTGGGATGAGTATCGTGCAGGATGGTTTGATGCTCATCGTGTAATTCTTGAAACCGCACGAAGAGAATACGATATCAATAAAAATAAACTTCAAGAAAATGATGAACGTCGTGAGTTTCTTCAGGACTGAAATTATGATGCAAAATCCTAATGTTTTTACTGCAACTGGCGTAATTAACACTGAAGGAATTAAGCCAACAATCACTCTCCATAAAGATCCTTTCAATGAGGGCAAATGGATTGCTACATTTGAAGGGATTGAATGTGAAGAAATGGTTAACGGTTATACTTACGACGAATTATTGTCTATTCGTGGTGTAATAACCGATGCGTTAGCAGCTATAGAAGTAAAAGAAACTATCTGGGAATTTAATAATAACAATCCCAAATATACACATTATGATATCGACAGTTGATATAATTTACGGTCTTGCGTGGGGTGATGAAGGCAAAGGCAAAATTGCTAATGCTATGGCTAAAGGTTACGATTGGGTGTGTCGCTGGAATGGTGGTCCTAACGCAGGCCACACTGTGTACGTTAAAGGAAAAAAGTATAAAACACACATCATTCCTTCAGGAATTTTTGCAGGAAAGAAATGTGTAATTGGCCCTGGTTGTGTCATAAATATTAATAAAATGCTAGAAGAGCTTCGTATGCTCACCATGGCAGGTTTTGACGTAAATCTGGTAAAAATCCATCCTAATGCTCACATCATTACCGAAGATCATATTGCATACGATAAGGAACATCTTTCGTACTTGGGAACAACTGCTCAAGGCATCGCTCCATGTTATGCTGATAAAATGTTACGAAAAGGAAAACGAGCAGTAGAAGTTTTAGAATCTCGTTGGATCTGGGATGGCCGTTTAGACGGAAAAGTTTTATGTGAAGGAGCACAAAGTGTATGGCTTGATATTGATCATGGGGATTATCCTTACGTTACTAGTAGCACTACAATGCCTTATGGTGCGTGCTCATTGGGATTCTCTCCGAAAAAAATTAATAGAATCATTGGAGTTGCTAAAGCCTACGACACGAAAAGTGGAGTAGATCCACTATTCCCAGAGTCTCTCTGGGATGATCCAACTTTAAATCAAATTATTAAATTAGGTGAAGAGTACGGGTCAACAACAGGCCGTAAGCGTTTAGTTAACTGGTTGAATTTAGATAAGCTTGTTGAATCTATGAGAATATCCGGTTGCACTGAATTAATTGTTAATAAGTGCGATGTTTTAGAAAAGGTTGGAGTATTTAAAATTATTCGTTCTGGTAAAATTATAGAATTTTCTAGTTTAAAAGAAATGAAAACTTTTATGTACAATACTTTAATAATCACTAAAGATATAGATCTTCATGAGATTACCTGGTCTGGGGACGTAGAAAAGATCTAATAAATAAGTGTAAATGAAATACACTTCTGTTTTCATTTCAGATATTCATTTAGGCTCTAAAAAAGCAAAAAGCAAACTTCTAAATGAATGGTTAAAAAAAACAGAATTTAAAGAATTGTTTTTAGTTGGAGACATTGTAGATATATGGAGATTTAAACAGGTATTTTCTATGTCTCACGAAACTCAAACGTCTCATTTAGAAGTTGTTGAGCGTCTATTAAAAAAAGCAAGAAAAGGTACAACAATACATTACATTTGGGGAAATCATGACGAGTTTATAGCTAAGTTTCGTGATCACCATATATTTGGTTCGATAGAATTAAGTGAGAAAAAAGAATTTGTAACAAAATCTGGTAAAAATTTCTTAATATTACACGGACACCAATTTGATTTTTTAACAAAATATCCTGTAACATCTTGGCTATACAAAGTAGGAGATTGGTGTTATGAAATCCTTTTGTCTTTTAATGAAGGATTTAATTGGATCAGAAGAATATTAGGTATGAAATACTGGAGTATAAGCAAATATATAAAAATTAAAGTAAAAAGAGCAACACAGTTTATTGAAAGTTTTGAAACTATTGTTTGTCGTTACGCAAAAGATCATGGTTACGACGGCGTTATTTGTGGTCATATACACGATCCAAAAATTAAAAATATTGACGGTGTGATATACGCAAATACTGGCTGTTGGACAGAAAAAGAAAACTGCTCTTTTTTATATGAGGATGATAATGGAAACTTGCAGCTTGAAAAATTCCAACACTAAACACAATAAAATACAATCTGTTTTTAATTTTATAATTTGGTGTTGTGTTGCTTGTCTTTTTATTTTATCATTGTATATTACGTTTACAGAATATTTAAAGAAAAAAACACAAAAGAAATATTCAAAACCTTCTTGTACATATTAATTTATGCTAAACACAAACATTAAACATTTTTATTGTTATCTTAGAAAAGAGCACCTGTATCAACATAAAACTCATATCGGTGAATACGATAAAGTTTTAGTATTCGGTGCTCAATCTTGCTCAGGTAAAGCACTAACATTTCATGTAATGACTGATTACGGAATAGTCAGAAGCAGAGTTCCAATTCATATGTTGTGTTCTAAACCTGATACTAAACATCTTCCTTTAGATTATCTTCAATTATGGGATTGTTTTGATGAAAATGTTTCTGTGGTAGAATACGAAACTTTATTTGATTGTAGAGCAAAAGTTGTATTAAAAGATCGTACAGAACATTGGGGGAATTATTTAATGACTTTTGATTGGTATCGAAATAGTTATTCTGATGAGCCGTCTCAATACAAGTCCCTTCACATGATAGAATTGGATAATGGAAATTTTACATTACAACCAAACAATAGAATTTATTGGAAAAACATGTCGTTTGTTACTAAACCATTTCCAAAGACTCCAGATTTTCTTGTTGATAATAAAGAATGGCGTTGTGAGGGTGTTAGTGATCGTTGGATTATTGATGGAGAAGACGATCAATATTATTATGATTTAAAGGAAGAGTAATGGGCGGGAAACATGATGCAGGCAAAGGCGACCAGTATCGACCAGTTAATTGGGAACAATATTCCAAAAATTGGGATGATATCTTTGGTAAAAAGAAGAAAAAGGCAAAGAAAAAACTTGACTGTAAGAAAAAATAGTGTATATTTCTTACAATGACTAACACTCTTATTGATTCGTATTTAGAGCAGGCTTTTCCTTTGTGTATGGAACTTCCTCGACAAAAGAAGCATGTGTCATTCATTCTCCATAAGAACAGGATTGTAGCTACCGGACGTAATTTCTTTAAAACTCATCCCAAGGCCAAAGTTATCGGATATCCTTTTGATGAAATGCATTCAGAACTGGATGCGTATCGTAAGGTTCCGTATAACCTGCGTGACAAGAAGCTGACGCTGCTGAATGTGCGTTTTAACAGATTTGGTGATCTTCGCATGGCCAAGCCGTGCGAATTGTGTTTACCGTGGTGTCAAGAAATTTTCAACGAAATTCATTATACAACAGATGAAGGAATCATTACTTTATGAGAGAACCTAAACCTAGTGATGTTCAAGCTTTAGAAGTTATATCCCAGAATCTAAAAAATATAACGATAAACATTACACGATTGAACGGCGAATTAATTCGTATGTACAAAGAGATTGATAACTACCTTAAACAAGATATTGGAGAAACTGTTAATGTTCAGACTACATCTGGATCTGCCCCTGAAAATCAGTGAAACAGAATCAGCAGAAATCACTAAAGCTTTTGTTGAGTTCCTCACACAAAACAAGGATACTCTTACTAATATGGGAATTGCTGATATTAATTACCGTTTAGGTCATGATGATGATCGGCAAAAATCTAACTATATGATTAAGAATCACAACGGACACGTTGCTAATAAAAAATCACGAATTCATTTGATTCCCCAAGATCCTGATGTAGAATACATTGGGCTAGAATGAATCACTTGGGATGCACGTGTCGGGTGGCACAGGATTGCTTATAACGATCTACTGCAGAGTTCGAGTCTCTGGCATCCTACTACATATGTTTATGCAAAACAAAAATAAAACGTTTGCTGACAATATAACCAAAAATATTTTAAAATATCTACTAACAAGATATAATATCACTAACGGAGATATCGGTGCTATACGAACTATTATTCATCGTTCTGTTAATTCTAACAGTAAAAAATTGAATCTTAATTCTGTAACTCCTTTAGTTAAACCAAAAAAGAAAACTGATAAAAAGTAAAACAAGGCCCCATAGATTAACTGGTTAAATTCCCGCCCTTTCAAGGCGGTCATCCGGGTTCGAGTCCCGGTGGGGTCACTAAATTATGACCGATGAACAACTTAAAAATCTTTTTGATCTAGCTCATATTCAAATTTTTTCTTCATGGGCTAATATTCGTGAATCCATGCTTCAAGCACACGAAGAAATTATTCGTTTGCGTGCCCGTATCAAGGAACTAGAATCAAATGCCAATTCGTAATATTGGTTACGCTTGTCAAAATCTAACTCTTAACGAAAACGTTAAGAAGAAAGATTACATTACTGCGGATCGAACTCTTCGTCTGGCTGGATACAGTCTGGAACGATGCGGAGAACTGGCTGTTCGTAACACTGCCGATCTGGTAAAAATTATGCAGTGGAATGCAGATAATGGAATTAAACTGTTTCGTGTTGGAAGTGGTATTTTTCCGTTTATGGACCATCCGGAACTAGGGTACAAACTTCATTACCTACCAGAAGCCCAGCAAGCCCTTATTACGGCTCATATGGATGAGGCAGGACAAATAGCCCGTCAGGCCGGGATTCGCCTCTCGTGCCATCCTGGGCCTTATACGTGCCTTGCAAGCCCTAATAGCGATATCGTGCAGAAGTCTATCATGGCTCTGGAAATGCACCAGTTGATCGGAGACCTTCTGGGCCATGCAGACGATTTCAATATTAATATTCATGTTGGTGGCCTATACGAAGGAAAAGTGGAAACTGCTAAACGGTTTTGTTCCACTTTCAAGATTTTGAATCCTAATCTTCAGCGTCAACTAACAGTGGAAAATGACGATAAGGAATCTATGTGGTCGCCTACAAATTTGTATGATTTAATTTATTCTGATTGTGGAGTTCGTCTCACTTACGATTATCACCATCATCGGTTTTGTGGAAACGAATCTTTGGATGAGGCTGTAAACATGATGTTTTCCACATGGCCTGAAGATCAAGTTCCGGATACTCACTATTCAGAATCTGCTCCAGGAAAGCGTCCACAAGCTCATTCAGATTATATTGAAGGTCCTCTTCCGGAATTTCAAACTAATCGTCAGTACGATGTTATGTTGGAAACCAAAGCCAAGGATCTTGCTCTAAAAAAGTTCTTGACAGAAAGAGCGGGTGTGGTATAATGGTAGCACGACTGCCTTCCAAGCAGTAGACAAGGGTTCGATTCCCTTTACCCGCATTTATGAAAATGTTTAATAAATTTAAAATTTGGATCGGTAAAAAGTTAATTGATATTGGATTTAATTCTTTACTCAAGATGAACGAGTACGATTGGAATCCAAAAAAGCAACGATACCCAGGATCATTAAAGCAACTTAAATATATTGTAAATTCTTGGTTGGTAACTCAAGGCATGCGAATAGAAACCAAAGGTTTAGATAAGAGTGGTTGGCCCGGTTACACAAACAACTATTACGACAAGAATTTTCATCTAGGATACAAGAAGCCTAATAGAAAGAAGAGAAAGAACAATGGAAACGATGATTTCAACAACTGGTCCCCTCCCCAATGGGAGTGAAACCAGAAATATTATTGATCATTACCATTACTGGAAACATGAAGCGATTCTGGCAGATCTGGACACACGAGCGAATAATTTCTCTATTATTTGCAGTAATCTATATAACGACTTTAATATTGCTACTTGCATCAGGAATGCTAACGCATTCTTGGCTAAAAGAGTTGTTGTCTACGGGAACAAGCAGTTTGATCGTAGGGGTACTGTTGGTACCCATCACTATATTCGTTTGCAACATGCTAGAACGTTTAATTCTTTGGTTGACACGTTAGGAGTATTAAAACATGATGTAGGTCAAGATCTACATCTAGTAGCTGTAGATAATATTGCTACCGCACAAAGACTAGACTCTTACGCATGGCCTAAAGAAAAGCATGTAGTCATGATTTTCGGCCAAGAACAAGTTGGAGTTCCTCAAGAACTTCTAGATCTAGCAGACGATACCGTGTATATCGCTCAGTACGGTTCTGTTCGTAGTTTAAATGTAGGAACCGCAGCAGGAGTGGTAATGTACGATTATTGTGCTAAAGTTCTGTAAAACAACAAGGGCTCCCTCCGTCACAGGGGGGAGCCCATTGTTGCTCTAAAATTAAATTTTAACTCTTTTTTCTTTTGCAGTTCTTTTTACCCTTGCAGCAAGGACGGGAGACTGGCTTTGGTTCTGGTAAGATGCATAGAGCCTTTAACCAAGACTTAGGTAGCCATTCTTGCAATTTCTTTTTTAACCACATAAAAACACCTTCCTTTCACAAGTATTTATTGAAAATGGAAATTCTATAGATACCTGTGTATCCCCCACCGGGTGCATTATATACTAAGAGGAATCCTTATGATAGACAAACTGTTAGGCTTACAAAACCAATTACGAATGTTACACTGGGGAACTAACTCATACGCAGAACACAAAGCTTTAGGAAAAGCTTATGAGGCTCTAGACGGTCTTATAGATTCTTTCATGGAAACCTGGATGGGAATTAACGGTAAAAAGTTAGGATCTGTACGATTATCTTTAAATCAATACACTCCTGACGCACCAGAAACCTTGTTAAATCAAGCAGTGGTATTTTTCACCAGAGATATGGATGAAATGGTTGCAGGGAATACCGATCTTGCTAATATTCGAGACGAGATGTTAGCGATAGTAAACAAAACTAAATATCTATTGACCCTGAAATAATCCAAACCCTTCAGGGACCTTTAATCTATGAGTAGATGGAATCCTTGTTGTTGCGCTCCTGGTTTGGCAATATTACCTAATGATATGGTGTTAGTTCGTGCAGGATGGCATCATTTCATGGTTATGACCAGAGATGGTAAAATAAATGTTTTTATTGGTTATGGATCAAGAGCAACTTCTGATGGTTCCACAAAATTTTTAACAAAAGGAATAGGCTCACAAGGTATTGTAGGAAACAACGGTTCGAATATTTACTCTTCTCCCGGAGGAGTTACTAGTTGTTGGGAATATGATGAATTAGGACTACGAAATCTAACAGAGCAAGCAAATTTAGATCATCTTGGTTGGATGATATGGGATTATGGTGATCATGGAGACGAGCCTTATAACCAAAATCTTTATTGGGTAGATTATACTGATCCTACAGGTTATGGTGGTTGGGGTAATAAACCGTTTGGTGGAATTCATATGTATCCTGAAGCGTGTAGTGGTTGGGGAGGGACTACCGGTATTTCTGCATCAGATGAGTCTGTGGAAGATTATATAAACGGAGACGGGTATTATTCTCCTACTTTTGGTTTTGCTAATACACCACCAGAACCAGTATTAATTGAAGGATGCCCATACTACAAAATAAGAGGAAATGTTGATGGATTAAATTTAAATCCTCATGGTTATTTAAATTTTGATGGTTCTGGTGCAACAGTAAGCCGAGTACCAGGAACATTAAGACAACAAATATTAATAGAAGCAAAAGGTCTTTGCGCTTCTCCAGGCATAACAGGAGTTACTTTTACTGAAAGTTACGATGAAGTAGCAAAACCTGTACCTGCAGGACATCCATTACAAATTCCAACAGATCTTTATGATCGTCTATACACTACAGATCCGGAAGAAATACCAGAAGAAGTTGTAGATATTGAATGTGGTGCTTATCATAATATTGTGAGACTTTCAGACAACTCTATTGTTTGTTGGGGCTTGAATTCCATGGGACAATGTAATGTTCCGGATTCATTAAAACCTGATTGGTCTAGGCCAGATGGAGTTGAACCTCATCCTAAAAAAAATCTAATTTGCAGTATACATGCAGGATTTAGTACTACAGCAGTATTATTTAATGATGGAACTGTTTTATGTTGGGGCGATCCTGATATTGCTGATGTGGTAAACACATGGGAACATATACGAATTTCTCCTATAAGAAGACACGGCAATTCTTCTAATTGTTGTAACGGATCAGAGTCTGATGGTTGGATAGATGTATCGTATCCACAATTCCCAGAAAACAAATATAAAAATGGAAATTATAATGTTAACACTGATTGGTTTGGTCTTTGGAGAACAGGAAAACCATCGTATCCACACTTTGATTTAGGTGTAGAAACTAACAGAAATTATCCTGTAAATTGGCACTCTTTACAATCAGCAGGGCTATCTCCGGATGAAACATTATTACCAGGTTATTATTGTTATACTTGTAATGATTCGTCTCTTGGTGGTATAACTGTTGGTAAAGATTTTGCTGTTGCAATGTTGAGAACAGGACAAATTGTTACAACAAGAAAAGTGAATGCAAGATCTCCCGGTGCTCCTCTTTGTCGTGATTGTTCAACAGATGATTATTATACTGTTTCTAACGGTTTAGTAACACAAGTAGATAAAGGAAGAATAATCATATACGGATTTGATTCACAAGGAAATGATTGTGAAGCATTAGCTATATCGCAGGGAATAATAGAAAAATGCCCAGATGTTATTTGCGACGAATATAAAAGATGGATTTTGCCTGCAAGTTATGCTGATTGTTCAACTGAACCAAACACAGAGGGAATAGGTTGTATTAGTTCTAATCCTTCAATAGAATCAATTTTACATGATCCAAATTGGGCTATTGTTTCTAGTTTTTACACACCAGGACAACAAGTAAGACCTACAACACATCCTTTAGGGCCTGCACCATCATGGAATAGCGTGGACGCAACATACGGATGGACCACGAAAGTTGCATCTGTTGACAGATCTAGATTAAATAGCAATGGATTGGCCGGTTACCCTACTGGATGTCAGGTTTCTGATGATTACACTCCTAGTAAATGTGTTATGGATTTAGGAAATGCAGAATGTACAAAAATATGCCCAAGTGATGGCGGATGGGGCGATTTCAGAAGAGGAAGCAATCAAAATGGTGTTCCTGGTTATTTTTCGTATCCATTGCACATGGCGGTTGCTCTTACTTGTGTTGCAGGAACAAACACAGTAAATTGGATGTATTCACCAAAAACTTTATCTCCGGAACAAGTAGAAGAACCAATTTTTTCTGGTGGTGGTGCTGGTCCAGAAGAAGCACAAATAAAAGCAACAAATGATCTAGTTTCTGATTGTGTTAATTATCATGCATTTAAATCCGGTTGTTCAGAGTGTGATTACGTAGGAGGAAATCCTTTATATCACACACAAGAACATGCTAGTAATACTACTGCTTGCATCTATTCTAATAATACTGATGTAGATGGATTTCATAATCCTTTAAAGGAAGATACTAGCACAAATTGTGGTGGAATACCAACTTTAGGCGGAATATTACAATATATGTTACCAACAAAACCCTGGGGACCTTGGCAACTTTCAACAGTAAGTGGTCTTGGAACTCCTCCTCATATAGAAATGGATTTATGTAATTTTAATATTCTCTCTAGAGATTATTGTTCTTATCTAACTATAGGACAAAATCCTGTAGTTAATGAACCTGCTTCTTTTGCTTTTGGTGGAATAGCATTTGGAACAGACTCAAATGTACCTGGTTGGTTCGGTTTGCATTATGGAGGAGGTCCAAGTTTTATTAATATTAATGAAACACAAATTGGTGGAATGGGAGTTACTAGACGTGCTATTCGTAGAGATGGAGGAATATGGCCGTTTTCTGGAGTTTGGGAAACCACTTTCTTTAACCCCAATACATCTCCATACTGTTATTATCCAGATGAATGTAATAATCCTCCACCATCTCCTGAAGAAATTCAAAGTCCTGTTAGCGGAAGATGCCCAGAAGCCCCAGTAGACCCAACTTCACCACAACAGCCTCTTGCTTATATTAATTGTGGTCAAGATGTTGGTCCTTGCGCTGGAGGTATATTAGGAGGACAAATACCAAATTTAGCAAAATATTGTTACCCTGATACATTTCCCAATTTAAGAGCATGTACTGATAATTCTGCAATAATAAAATGTGGAGCGGAAAATTGTGATCAAGGAATGGGTAATACATGTAATAAATGGTTTTTCCGTAATCCAGCAATTTCTTACGCAACAGGTAGAGCATTTGGTGTGTTTATTAGAAGATCACCATGGTATCGCGGAATATCTGGAATGACAGGAATCGTTGGTATTACTGGTATAACTGGTGGTGAATTTATATGGGAAAAAACGTGTCCTCAAATTTTAGATGATACATCACCTAAAGATTCTGGACAGCTTGGATGGAATAGATTATTTGAAGGTATTGTTGGAACAAAAATATGGGTAACAGGATTAATGCATGATGCATGTCCTCCTTGGCCTCTTAAAGATGATGAAAGTGGCATAACTTATGGTAAGTATCCTTCTTGGGTTCCTGTTCCTTCAAATACTTCTGGTGATGCACCAGATCGTTCTGCAAGAAAAGGCGTTTGGAAAGGCACAGTTGGTTCTAGGTATTGGGAATACGTAGGATTCACCGGAGCAACGGGACATGAAACCACGATAAATATAAGTGGATTTACTTACGATAAAGTAGCACAATATGGGCTAAATTTTATTCCTGATAATGATCTTACACAATTAACGATAACAGAAGCTTTAAGAGAATATATTTCATGAGTGAAGCCAAAAGATTATCTTGTATAAAAGAGATAACAGAAATACATCAAAAAAAACAAAATAAAAAATCATTAAAAATGACTTTAGATTTGTTAAATGATCTTAAAAAATGTAATGAATTTATTGTTAAACAAGAAATAAAAATACAAAAAAATATACAAAGAAGAATTGATATTATTAATTCTAATATTAATAAAGTATTAAATCAAAAATATAAAAATAAATTAGAACATAAAAAATTAAAAGGATTTAAAAAAATAAAACAATATCTTTTAGCAGAATTATATACTATAGTACAAGGACAAATAAACAAGAAACAATATATTCAAAGAAAAAATGCGTGTTTAGATTGTCATGGTCGTGTAAATTCTATTGAAGGAAAAATAGACCCCGGTGGTATAGGATTTTGTTCTTTGTGTGGTTGTGGAGCCAGTAAACGAGCCGCACTTTCCGTTAAATTAACTATAGGCGGCGCTTCTTGTCCATTAAATAAATGGGAAGCCCTTAAAGGAACAGAGTGGTCAATAAAAATTGCAGGTGCTGCATTTCTTGGAATATTTAATTCAATCATATATCACTTAAATAAAAAAATAAATTTCTTTATTGGAAATTTAACCACAAGAAGGACTATATAAAATACTATGGTATTATATTTCGATGAAGAAACTCAAAATGATTTTTGTCGGCAAATAGAAAAATATGTAGAACAGTGGGGAGTTTCTTATTTGGACGCAGTTATTTCTGTGTGCGAATCTAAAGAAATACCTGTAGAAAGTGTTGCAAAAGTACTTTCTAAACCAATAATAGAAAAAATTCAACAAGAAGGACAAGAATTAAATTTCTTGCCTAAATCTAATAAATTACCAATTTAATTTGACTTTACGTTTTTTACAGTTATAATATGCATTATAGGAGAATATATGCCATTTAAAGACCTTAAAAAGAATTCAACAAATTTCAGCAAACTTCAAGAAGAACTCGAAAAGCAAAACAAGACTAACGATTACAAGGATGATCGCTTTTGGCGACCAACTTTGGACTCTGCTAGTAATGGATATGCGGTTGTTCGATTCCTTCCTGCAGTGGAAGGAGAAGACATTCCGTGGGTTAAGCTTTACTCTCATGCCTTTAAGGGCAAGGGTGGCTGGTTTATTCATAACTGCCCCACAACCATTGGTCAAAAGTGCCCGGTTTGTGAAGCAAACTCTGAATTATGGAATAGTGGTACTGAAAGCGATAAGCGTATTGCTCGTGATCGTAAGCGTAAGCTTAATTATGTTTCTAATATTCTTGTTGTTGAAGATCCTGCTGCTCCTCAAAACAACGGTAAAGTATTTCTGTTTAAGTACGGTAAGAAGATTTTCGAGAAGATTCAAGAGCAAATGAACCCAGAATTTGCAGACGAGAGTGCAGTTAATCCGTTTGATTTCTGGAAGGGAGCAAACTTCAAGCTGAAGATTCGTAAGGTTGAAGGATACGTAAACTACGATAAGTCTGAGTTCAGTGCTGCCAGTGAATTGTTTGGTGGTGATGACAAGAAACTGGAAGAGATCTGGAAGAGTCAACACGCTCTTAAGCCGTTTGTTGATCCCAAGGAGTTTAAGCTTTATCCTGAACTAAAGACTAAGTTTGTTGATGCTTTAGGAGGAGAAATGCGTTCGTTTGGTGAAGACGAATCTGAGGATACTATTGAATCTGAATCTCGTAGTCGTTCTACCAGAAAGTCTGTAAAGACTGAGGTAGACGAAGATGTGGATGTAGAGAGTTATCTTAAATCTCTAGGAGAAGATTGAAAAAGGCCCCTTTCGGGGCCTTTTTTATTATCCCATTACTTCTCGCCAAGGCGGCAATCGCATATAATCTGATCTTATTTTAAACAAATATTCTGTTGTTACTTGAGTAACATTTGTTATATTTGAATTGTTAGTTACATTATTTGTGTTCATTCCACCGCCGCCAGAAACAGTATCATTGTATTCTCTGCTAATAGCAGAACGGTCAATCATGTCTATCTGATCTCCTCTGGATTTTATGTCACGAATTCCTTGAAGAGCTTCTTGGGCGGTTTTTGATGGTGCTGATGGAGTAAATAAATTTGAGGGATCTATTTCTATAGGTTTACTTA